GGGCTTTGATCGTCGTGGACGTAAGTTTGAAACCGCAGACATGGCTCCCTTTAACTCGTGGGCCGAGTTGCTCAAGGCACATGTTGCCCTTGCCGAGCCCGTAGCATCAATCAAACGAGTACAGGGTTCAAAGCCAAACACATGGTATGAAGTCAACACTGACGAACATACCTGTACCTGCCCGGGCTTTACCTTCCGTGGCGCATGTAAGCATGTAAAAGAATTGGAAGTGGTATGAAGATTAGCGAGTACAGTCGAGCAAGGTTCTACAAGACATTTAGTACGTGGGACGTCCCCGGTGACTTTGCAGACCCTATCTATAACTATTTGGTATTTGGCTACAGCCCAGGCTCATGCTTTACCGCTGTGTTGGCCAATGACTTTGCTAGGGCTATCGGTTCCAGCCACCCATCCAATACTGTCACAGCATTTAAGAGTCTAGTGGGTTGGATCAATGATCACCTGCCCTCTAATGCAGGGGGTAGCTATGAAGCTGTGCAGTTTTGGCAGGGCTTGACAGCCGAAGCTCGTAGAAGTATACTAGAACGTCAAGGGTTGATCTATACAGCCCCCGAAGAAACATGGCTAGCTGTCAAGGGTGAGCCTGTTGAAGATACTGCACTATATGGACTATGAACTAGCATGACCCTAGCTGAATACTTTGAACAGAACAGACCCAAGCCCAAGTATCAATTTGGGGATAGGGTAGAGGGTACCTATATGGGCATACCCTGGGTGGGTACGGCCTATACTGATAACCTGCGTAACGAACTAGAAGGCCCCAGGGTAAGCATACATTTGGACTTGCCCATGAGGGTAGGCACAGAGTGGCTCAACTATATCAGGGTCGGGTACAAAGAGATTAAAGGACTACGCAAATGACATTAGAAGACTTAGAATATATCTTTGAACGTCAAATTGAACAAGGCACAGAGAAGCTGTACTTTATGCTAGTTGATGGTGATAGTATGCCTGTGATTGAGCGCCATCCTAGTAATGATTTGGTTGGCCTGTTGCCCATGTTGGACTCATTCGAATATGCAGGACGAGATGTTATGCCGAGGTTTAAGAAATGAACGACCAATTTGGTTATTTTATAGGTTGTGTGATAGCCATTGTTGGAATGATGTTTGCTTTGGTAATGGGCTATCTGATGGGCTATAATGATGCAAAGGATGGACGATGAACGAACACATTTTAAACTTAATGAAGCAAGCAGACTATGCCGCACCTGAGATAGCTAAACGAGCACAGAAGCTAGGCGATCTCACAGTCAAAGACTGTATCCAAACACTGATTAACAATGGCTACGATGATGCGGCTGAATGCCTGACTAGAGAATATGAAGTACTTTACAGTAACCCGCTTAGATAAGCGCCATAAGGGCTACAATCAGTTTAGTCACTATATTGTGCCTGTATGGTCTAGTCAGCTGAGTGATAAGATACGCTACTTTGAATGGCGCACTTGGTGTTGGACTACCTGGGGTCCTGGTATGGAACGTGAGATGGCCATTACCTTTGGTAGCAACGATTATCCTATTGGACGCTGGGCCTGGCACACTGAGCAGAACTCTAGACGCTTGTATTTTGCCACAGAAAAAGAATTAAATTGGTTTGTATTAACATGGGGGTCATAAATGATTAAAGGAATAATGGGTAGTCAGGGAGTAGTAGTAAACGGTGGTAACACCAGCTTACCCTACGTTAGCCAAAATAACAATAACCCTATGCAGGGCATGGTACGGGTTTGTGGAACTGACTTACAAGTCTTTGACGGCAACAATTGGACTACACTGAGTACTAGCTATGCCACTGTGGAACTGGATGGTAACACTCAAAGCCTACTCAAATGGGTAGAAGCTCAACGTACTATCAGCATGAAGCGTATTGAAGCCGCTGAAAAGAACCCAGCCTTGATAAAAGCACTAGAAGCAATAAAACGTGCCGAGGACAACTTTGACCTACTAAGTAAGTTTGTAGAATATGACAAGGAACCTAACAATGTTTGAATGGCTTAAACCTAGACGTAAGATCGTGTGGCCCGTAGGCACACATGTAGAAGCACCTATAAAAGCACCCGAAGATCCGCCTGTACCTCAGATCAACGACAACGGCTACACAATTGGTTATGCTGACGGACTTACCCTATTCAAACTCAAAGCGGGTATGAATACAGTTACAATGACCCTAACACCCGATGAAGTTTATCGTATGATACGCCTTCTAAAGGCCAGTCTTAACCAGGATCCAGAAGATGAAACTAGTACACCTACGCTTTAATCTAGCCGCACCTTGGGACTACTTTAAGAGCCTGGGCCGTCTGTCCGGACGCCTGACTCGCTATAAAGCCTGGGAGCTCGAACATACTTACTATGCAGGCAGTTTCGTAGACTGTGAGTTTGCCATCAGCGCAGGTGAGGATCATGCTGGCTTTGAATTGGCTGTAGGCCTGTTGGGCTATGGCGTCAGCTTTAGAGTTTATGACACACGACATTGGAACTACCAATTAGAAAAATGGATGGAGACACACTATGGTTGATTGTATGATAGTTGGAGACAGCATTGCCGTGGGTACTGCCAATGTTCGACAAGAGTGTGTTAGTTATAGCACAGGCGGGCTTAACTCTTGGCAATGGAACAAGAAGTACTCCGACAAGCAGTTAACAGCCCCTAGTGTTATTATCAGTCTAGGCACTAACGATCACAAAGGTGTGCATACTTTCAAAGAACTAATGAATATGCGAGGTCGTGTTGATGCTCAACATGTCTATTGGATCATGCCGCCCTGCAATGACAAGTTCTGTAAACCAGACATCAATGAAGTAGTTGAAATCATTGCTCGCAACTTTGGCGATACTATTATCGGAACCAAACGTCTACAGAAAGATGCCATACATCCTAGCTGGGCAGGATACAAGGAACTAGCCGATCAAACTAAATGAGTACTCTAAAGCTAACCACAAGCCAATGGCAGAAGATCCGAGCTGAACTGCATGAAGAACATCCAAAAAGCGTGTTCATGCTCAAGCATAAGATGCGAGCTGTCTTGGGCTTTACTGTGCGTGAGCATACTGCATGGGTAGAGGATACCGTATCGGATGATAAGTCGGGATTTGACATGTTTTCAGTAGAAAGCGAAGGATGGTACAAGGGCAAACGTCACGAATACTCGATCAGGCTAGACTTCTACAATGAACGCAAGTATACTATGTTTATATTAAAATTTAGTGAGTATCTACATGGAACACGTTAAGGTCGGCATGTTTAATTTGCCAGGGCTTAGATTTGAGAAAGAACAGATCTCACCCGAACTCGATCTGGAGATGCAGGCATGGGCCAAAGAAAATCACTGTGGCATGCAGATGAATGAATGGTTATGGTCATTTAAAAATGAAGCACAGCGTGATTGGTTTATTCTGCGTTGGATTGACTATATACCCAAACTTGAAAGCGAAGAGTGACATCTACAGAAAAACGCAAACAATACTGGGGAGCTCTACATGCTGTTCGTAGAGAATATCAAGAGGAAGTAGGGCCCAATAACGGTATGACTGGACCTACTATGCCTTATTGGGTAGAAAAGAAATACGGACTGCGCATGGGACAAGATGGATCGGGTAACTATACACAATATTATGATGTTGTAGACCCAAAGAGATTTATGTTATTTCAAATAAAGTACTTTAAATGAACTGGAGCCCAGAAGTCATAGCTAATATGGGCAAATGGGTAGATGAACAATCAATTATGCTAGAACAAGAAATGATAGAAGCCAAAGCTAAACAGATGTCCGACGAAATAGACAGAGAAGTCCTTTGGGGTATGTTGCAGGGAATGGGTTGGACTCGTGTTATGCTTCCCCGCCTAGTGGATAATAATCATGCTATTGATATTACCTATTGGCTAGAAGCAAACTGTAAGAAAGCATTTGAACGTAATGGCCGCGACTTCCTGTTTGAAGATGTCAAGGATGCCAATTGGTTTAAACTACGATGGGGAACAGTATGACACATGAATACCATTGTGTTCATGTAGACAAAGTCCCTACCAATATACTGGTATGGTTAATAGAAACATTTGGGCCAGCGGGTGATCGCTGGTGGCATTACAACAACAAAATCTATTTCAAAAATGAAAGAGATTGGCTATGGTTTGAATTGAGGACGTAGTATGAATATATTTTTAGATATGGACGATGTGGTGGCAGCTTGGCAAGATCGCGCACAAGAGATACTCAAACTACGTGTTACTAAAGACAGCGATCGTATCCCTCAAGAAGAATGGGACAAACTCAAAGAAGACCTGCGTTTCTATCGTGACCTACCATTAATGCCGGGCGCACATGAATTGGTTAATATGTGCAAAGAATATATTGCTCGTAATCCACAGTACACACTACGATTCCTAACAGCGTTACCACATGACTATTCAATGCCCTTGGCGGTATATGATAAAGTGCATTGGGGAGATCAACACTTCCCAGGCATACCAGTTACCATTGGGCCTTTTAGTTATGACAAGTGGCGCCATTGTAAAAATCCAGGCGATATACTAATTGATGACAGACATTCAAATTGTGAAGAGTGGGAAGCTCGTGGCGGCAAAGCACATGTCTATAGTACTTGGGAACAATGCAAACCTTGGTTGGAGGAACAGCTTGGCCTATAAGTTCGATCCAGAACACGGATATCTGGGCAAACAAAAACTGCCCAAAACTTATGACACTATGGTTATAGATAACAAGGCCTATCGTATCTATAAAACTGTAGTGCATCGTTTCAGAATGGGCGATGTTGAAGATCCAGATCTATATGCAGGGGAACCACTTTGGCAATGGCAACAAAGTGAAATGGGCAAGTGGGTAATGGAACGAGCAGTTGACACACCTGAATGGCATAGAAATACCGACTCAATGAATTATGGCTATCAATATGCTATTGTTGCCAAACTCAAAGACATTGACTATACATTTTGGGCTATGAAATGGGGACAAGAAGCTGTTGACAAAAAATAGTTTGTCTGTTACAATAAACTATGAGCAAATCAAAACATAAACCTTATCAATGGATTGACGGCGAGACTGCCGATCGAATCACCAGTCTTAACTTAAAAGACTATCGTGCATATCTTAAGTCAGAACTTAAGAAATGGAAGGCCAATCCTAAGACAGATGCTAACCCAGACGGTTATTGGATGCATCCTGAAGATGTAGGCATCAACATGCGCACCATTGCCGCATTGGATTTGATTATTAGTCACTTTGCAGAAACATCGGATGAAATAAAATGATCGACAAAATATTGTGTAAAGACTGTAAGTTTTCTAAAGTAAGTTGGTTTAATCGTATGATTGATAACCAATATGCCTTTAAATGTTCGCATCCAGATTCTTGGTATCAGCCTAGCGAAGATCGCGTAACTGGAAAACCTACACCAGGATATTTCCAATCTTGTAGCACTATGCGCGGCGGACTATCCGACGGTTGCGGCAAAGAAGGTAAACTTTGGTCACCAAGGAATAAAAAGGACTTGTTTAAGTTTATTAAACATGTAAGTGTATGAGTGGCGGACATTTTCAATACAAACAATGGGAAATTGGCAACATCGCTGACGAAGTTGAGCAGTTGATTATCGATAACGATAGTGAAGAAGTGAATCAATACGGTGATCGTAAAGGATGTCATTTTACTCCTAAAACTATTGCAGAGTTTAAGAAGGGACTAGATCTACTACGTCAAGCACACATCTATACACAACGTATCGATTGGCTAGTAAGTGGTGATGATGGTGAAGACAGTTTCCATCGTCGGTTAAAAACAGAGTTGGAGAAACATAATGGAACCTAGACACCTTTGGACTATGAAATGGACACAACCTTATTCTAATAATTGGGAACGTCCTTACCTAAGACAACTACACAGCGATTTTGAGCAGTTAGTTGAACATCAGTTAGAAGATGGCGACTTTACAGAAGCCAAACAACTTATTGAAAGGATTATGCAACTATGACCTTTATTATAGAAGGATTAATTTTTATAGCGGTTGCTGTAATACTGGTCTTTGTTGTAATGAAAGCCCTTGACTGTTTAAATGGAGATAAATGATGCAAGTCAGAGTAAAAGAAGACGCAAAAGAGTTTGGCAAATGCGGTTGTGGACGTAGCCCAACAGGTAAATGTATCGGTTGGCACGGACTTAGCCAGGAACAATTCCAACGAGCTCAGGCCAATTGGCTAGAAGAAGAATTGAAAAAAGATGCCGAACTTGAAGAATACAAGAAGCAAGCACAAGAAATGTGGAGTGACTCATGCACTACTCCACGAAAGGCACAAGAATGAATTGGTTAAAAAGAAAAATCCGCCGCTGGTTAGACAGTGAACAAGATATCTGCATTGCAGAAGATCGAGTATATGCTACTGTTTCACCAAAGAACAGTATTAGTGGTCGTGATGTTAACAGCGATCCTACACTACAATTCAAAGTATACAATGCTATTGGCGGTAAGGTAGTAGAATTTAGTCGTTATGATCGTCAAAAAGATCGACACTTCCACGATATCTACATTATCGGCAAAGATGAAGATTTTGGTTCCAAAATCGCTAAAATCGCTATGTTAGAGGTCCTAAAAGACTAATCAACTGTAAATAAATTACCCGGAGACCAATATGGAATATATCATTTATCTTATCGTAGCCCTAGTAGCATATTGGCTAGGTTGGCATGCTAGAGGTATTATCTTTTTGACAAACATCAGTCAGCGTCCTGAACACATGATCAAGATGCTGGAGAAGATTAAGGAAATTAATGATTCTGAAGATAACGGACTACCTGAAGATGCAATCGAAGTTCAAACTGAGTCAGTTAACGGATTAGTCTATGCTTATGAAAAGACTTCAGGACAATTCCTATCACAAGCCCAAAATTTACATCAAGCTATGTTATTGGCCGCGGCACGTTATCCTGGTAAGAAGTTTTGGCATCCTGAGTTGAAAGAAGATCACCAAACAGCTTGATTAGTTTACATAATTGTGTAATAATACTCTTAGCTGTTTAATTACAGCATAATCTAAAAAAGAGGAAACAACATGAAATTTTTCAATCCAGAAACTAAGACTTACAAGATTTTTAACGCATTGTACAATGGTGATTCATTGACAGCAAGCCAAGCTGAAAAGCGTTTTGGTGTTAAGAACATTAGCGCAGAAGTTAGTCGTATCCGTCACAATGGTTACGCTGTTTACGCTAACACACGTAAGGCAGGTAACGGTGTTCAGGTTACTGAGTATGTAATGGGCAAGCCATCACGTGAAATTATTGCTCTTGGCTACAAAGCTAAAGCAATGGGTATCACACTCTAATCTAGAGGGGTTAGGCCTAACCTAAAAGCTCGCTTAGGCGGGCTTTTTTATTGGCTATGTGTTCGGCCCAGAGTTTGATTGTCCTAGGGCCAGGATGTTGTCCATCTCTAGCACTATCAACATATTGAGGTAAATCTTGTGGCCCTGGACAATATGGTTGGAATGTGTTTATAAAATCGACTCCTGCATGTTCCCATGCAGTTTTAATACTACGACTAGCCAGCATCCCATGCTCCTCGGCATTGTTTTGCTTTACCCAATGTCGATACCATAGAAAATCGATATTATTTGAATTATGAGTTCCTGTTAGAATCCAAGCACCAAGGTGATCTATAGTATTTCCAAAAAACAATGGAACTCTGCTAGGTTCGGGCTCGACTAGAATGACACTCTTTGGTTTAATACCAGCATCAAGTAACTTGTATGTATTGGCTAAGATAAATTGGAGACTACCGCCACCTACTCCTAAATTCACTACTGGTTCATTCAACAGTTTAGCTAATTCTTTATCAAGAGTTTCGTCATCGTTTAGTCCAATCCCTTGCACAACACTACAGCCTAAAAGTAAATGGCTGTTAGACCAGTCAATGTCAGCCCATTCTGGACATCGATATCCTTGACTATTTAGAGTGTAGGATCCTGTCATATCAAAAGGTTTGTTTTGTGAGAATAGCATTTGATATTTAATTCAATACTGTTGACTTTGATTATTTTGTATGCTAAAATAACTTATGATTTACACTATTTTTAAACCTACCTTAGATTGGATACGCGATGACTACCGTACTCATCCCTTTCGCTTTTGTGTTGAACTACTTGCTTGGGCTATTAGCATTGGGTGCAGTATCACTATGGCCTCAACCGTGCCTAATCCGCCATTACTCACGCTGTATCCTATTTGGATTAGTGGCTGTGCTATGTATGCTTGGGCCGCTTATACTAGGAAATCATTTGGCATGTTGGCTAACTACATCTTGCTAGTATCTATTGATACTGTTGGACTTATAAGGATGCTATGGAACTAAACGAACTATACTCTGCCCCTGGCGGCAATGAATTTAAAATTATCGGATTAGAACTTAAAGACTCTGATCCTTGGGTTTCTTATATTAACACAAAGACTGAACAAGAATACTCATGCAGACAAGAAGCGTTCTTATCGCGATTCTCGCCCTTGCCACAACCACGTTAAACGGTTGTGCAGTATATACAGTTGCCAGTGTTGGTAGTTACGCTACTACAGGTAAAAGTTTGGGTGATCATGCAGGCTCGGCCGCTTCCGGCGGAGATTGTAATACTGTAAAACACCTTTGGAATGGGCAATATATCTGCGAAATGCCTGTTGTCTATAACCGAAACGGCATTTAAACTATTGACAAGTAACAAAACCTAAAGTATAATATGTACATGATCGGAAGTAAATGGTTGAAAACGATCAAACAATGCGGAATTTGTCCGTGAACAAAGGAAATAAAATGGCAACAATGACTCTCGTGGCTAGACAAGCCAGACGAACTAAGGCTAAGCCTTACAATAAAAAACAAGCAATCGTATCATTTGTAAAGAAGTTTTTACATCCGTTTGATATGAAGGACGACAGCATCGACCTTCGAGAGATGGCTAAGAACTTTAATGATGGACCAATTCCAGTAGAAGAAATCCACAAGGCGATTATAACTGTACTGGGCCCACAGTATCACAACATCACATTCAATTACGACCCAAGCGGCGGTAATTATCTTGGTTATGCACAAGGCAAGCGACCTAAAGAATACTTTGACTACATCGAATGGAATCAATTGTACCTATGGACAATTTTTCAACGTGATGTAGCACCTAATCACGTAGAAAAGATTTACAAAGACTTTGACGAGTCTAGTGTAATCGTTCCGTGTATTATTAAAATTACCCTTACAGATGGACGAGTTGTTTATTGTGTGTGGGACGGTCATCATACAATCCAAGTATGCCGCCTAAAAGGCTACACTAAGTTCCAAGCATGGGTTATTGACTTAGATCAATTCACCACTGCTGAAATTGAAGCGGCAGGCTTTGGGGATACTGACGAAGAACGCATTAAGTTTGGTTGCTTTATTGCAGGTACAAACATGCGCCGAATCAACGGCTTGAACAAGCGTCCGTTAGCCCCATACGATGACTTCATGATCGGATTGGAAACTCGAGATCCTAAGTTTATTGCAATGAATAACATTCTTGCACAATATGGTTGTATGCCACGCCGCCATGCAGATCGTGACGGTGCGTGGACACAGATTAAGTCTGGCATTGAATGCTTTGACTTAGAAGGCACACAAGGCCCTAGCAATGGTGCATTTTGGTCACGTGCAGTTGCATTCCAACGCAACAACTGGAAGAAAGGGCACTTGGTACTAGAACTGTATCGTCCTATGGCATACTTATACTCTTGGGCAAGTGTACAGGGATTTGTATTACCTGCTTCATTTGATACAGATCTTGCTAAGATGCTGATTAAAAAGTGGGGTGATGCTGAAAGTGTTCAAGAAGGTATCAAGGAAAGCTACTGGGATGCTGTAAACAACGCACTTACAGTAGGTGAACAACCACAGCATGACAAGTTCCGTGTATTGAACGGTATCATTAACTTTTACAAACAGTCAGGTGGTAAAGTAATGTTACCTTCTCCAACTATTCAGTGGAAAGTATAATGCTCTGGAAACTACTATACGGATTTAAGGATCCTATGGGTGCGCCTGATGTTAAGGGTGGCATTACTGCACATTGGGAAGTTCGACATGGTGTTTATCAAAACAGCTATAGTCGTAACAGTCATATTGCATGTTTTGACACAGTGTATGTCGGGCCTGCTAGGGCAATTGATAAGTTAGAGAATGTTATTAAACAAGAATACAACTGGCAAATCGAACGTGATGGTCGAGGAGCTAGCGAATGGATTTCAAACATAACAATCTCTGACTTTGAAAAGAAAGTTAACAACATAATTGAAGGATACCAATTTAAGGTAGTTAAGGTTCCTAAAAGGTTCCTTCCATTAACAGTAGACAACAAAGACGAATTCAACGAGTATCTAAAGGAGATATCAAATGGCAAAAGTTAATCGCACTAAGTTTTATAAATTTGTAGGCGATGTCTACGAGCATTACGAGCAGGATCGTTCTAGTAAAGAACGCACCCACTCTGATAACGGTTGGCGACTTCGTAATAAGAAATACGGTGCAACTGCTACCTTTGCCAAACTTCCATTGACTGAATCACTAGAGCAACGCCCTTGCCCGTTAGAAGAAGGTAAGCCGGGTATCTACATCTTGCGAGATAGTATTTTCCCACAAGGCTTTTATATTGGTAAGGGTAAAGACATCAGTGATCGTATTTGGAAGCATGGTGTTAAACTAGATGGCACAGACAAATGGAATAAAGGTGTAGGTACTACAGAAAACTTTGCCAAATACAGAGAATTGCGTTTGGAAAAAGGACTTACTGGATGGGATGATGTTGAGATTGCATTTTGGTACACAACTAAGTTTGATGAGCTAGAAGATCAACTTATGGGCGCATACGAAGCCAAGTATGGAATGATTCCATTTTGTAATTCAACAGAAGAAAGTTTATTTCAAGTATGGGACATTTAAGGCCACATTTGCCTTGCATTTTTTCCTGCGACCATATATAATGTACATAAGGAGAAATTATGACAGTTCAGGCTCAATCAAATAAAATATTAATTACAAATAAAATAGGCAGACAAATGTGGGTATGGGACAGCGATAGCTTCTATACTCAAAGACTACAAGCAGGTCCATATCAAAAGCAAAACTTACTGCATCTAAGAAAGCTATGCCCGAACCCACGTAAGATGTTAGACATAGGAATGAACATTGGTATGAACACTTGGGAGTATGCTACCTTTGCACAAGAGGTGCATGGCTTTGAACCAGTACCTACTACATATCAAGTGGCATTAGATAATATTGCATTGAATCAAAATCATCAAGACCCTAGCCAAGGATGGTGGAAGCAACCGGACGGTACATGGGCTAGTCTAGCACTAACCGGACAAATACAAACATACAATGTAGCTCTAGGACCTACTCCAGGCACAGTAGAGATGCATATTAAAAAGAATGACGGACATAATCGTGTGAGCAATGACGGCTATAAGACTGTAACAGGTAAGGCAGTTAAAGTTAATACAGGCTACCAACGTGTTAGTGTTCCACAACTTACACTAGACAGCTATAACTTTACAGACGTAGATGTTATTAAGATTGACGTAGAAGGCTACGAACTCAATGTACTAGAAGGTGCTAGCAATACTATTGCTACCAATCGTCCTATCGTACAAGTCGAATGTGTAGAAACACAGCCACGTGCATTTGGTAAGACAATACAAGACTTAATGGATTATTTTAACTCACGCAACTATGTTATTACAACAGCAGACGGAGTGGTGCGTGGACCTAAGTGGTGCTATGTTAAGAAGATGATGGATCGTTTTATGATCCCAGCAGAGCGTACAGACTTGTATGATCCTAATAATATAGCAGTAGAAGAAGCTGACGGGGTAGAACTCGATCCAGACTTGTTTGAAGTAGAATAATGAATATACTAGTAACCGGCCACGAAGGTTTTATTGGTCGGAACATGCTCAGTTGGCTGCATCAGCAGGACGGATGGACCGTAGATGGATGGGAATGGGATCCAACTGACTTTCCAGACGTACACTCTTACGACTGGGTGATACATCTAGGTGCCATTGCTGATAACGGCTTTACTGATGTAGATGTTATACTAAAACAAAACTACGAGTTCAGCCAGCAGTTATTCAACGAGTGCAACAAACACGGTGTTCATCTACAGTATGCTAGTTCAAGCACAGTCTACGGCAATACTAAAGACTTTAGTGAAACTGCCCAATGTCGCCCGCAGACTCCCTATGCTTGGAGCAAGTACCTATTTGATCGTTGGGTATTCCAACAAGAACAACACATAATGGTACAGGGATTTCGTTACTTTAATGTCTACGGCAAGTGGATGCATCTTCGCGGTAATCGTGCCAATGCGATACACAAGTGGCGCACACAGGCTCGCAAAGAAGGAAAGATTACAGTTTGGGAAAATGCTGAAAACATCAAGCGTGATTGGACTTGGGTTGGCGATGTTTGCCGCCTGCATCTCGATTTTATTAACGAAGTAAAAGGATCGGGTATCTGGAATGTAGGTTCGGGTCTAGCACATAGTTTCTTAGATATTGCAGAAGAAATAGCAGAACAAGAAGGTGTAGAAATAGAGTTTGAGCCAGTTCCGCAACAAGAACAGGAACGTTTTCGTAGCAAAACCTGTGCAGATCTAACACTTTTAAAAGCTACAGTAGGTAAACGACAATGGTTAAATGTATTTGAATTCTTAGATCAATAAGAAGAATAAATACATTACTATGCGAATTACTGAAATTATCAGCGAAGCCACTATTGGCACAAATCCCAAGCGTCCTGCTCGTCCAGGTAGCCGCCCTAGTAGAGGTCATGCTACTGAATCTAGATATAAGTCTGCTTGCTCCTTTTGTGGTAGTACAGATCATCAATCACTAGATGAGCACGGCAAAGCTAGCAGGGCATTATGTGTCAGTAGTAAACCAGATAAAGATTTAGGTGCTAGCAATCTAGCATCATGCAAATCACAAGGACTACGTGCCCGTGATGGCGAGAAAAGTCACAAGTTAGGTAAGAGTCCTAAGAGTCGTATCACAGTAGGTGGACACAGAATCAAAGGCGCTAAGTACGGCGGCCCATTGCCCGACTGGAGTTAACATGCGACTTTACGAATTTAAATCAACATCGATTAAAGATCCAGAAGTAGCAAAGAAACAACAAGAACTTGTTGATAAGGGCTACGACCTAGGCCCATACGGACCTAAGAGTGATGGAGTAGATGGTATCGTAGGCCCATACACACAGGCCGCAATGGATGCATTTGCTAAAGGTATTAGCCCTAAAGACGCACCAAAACCAAAGTTTGCAGATGTAGAAAAGTTTGATAAAGAAATTGGATTTGATACAGGCGATGTTGACTTGCCTGTTAACGCTCGTCCTGGAAGTCCATTTGGTCCTAGACATGGCGAAGCACACAACGGTACAGACTTTCCAGTACCAGTTGGAACCCCAATTAAAGCACCTCAAAGTGGTGTGGTTTCAAGAACAGGATCGGATCGTATGAATGGTAACTTTATTGTTATCAATGCCGGCGGCACAGAGCATTTCCTACTACACTTATCACAGATTAAAGTATCAAATGGACAGCGTGTTAACAAAGGTGAAGTTGTTGGATTGTCAGGCAACACAGGACGTTCAACCGGCCCTCACTTACACTGGGAAAAACACGTTGCTGGCAGACCAGTTGACCCAATGCAGAATATAGGATAAACTATGCGCTTTAGCGAATTTAAAATAATCAATGAAGCATTTGATCAGCAAGTGCTAGCCATGCAAAAAGAATTAAAAGCCAAAGGCGCAGACTTAGGAACATTTGGTCCTGAAGGTGATGGACTTGACGGAAGACTAGGACCTTATACACGCAGAGCCGCTGAGAAGTTTCCAGAGATAGGCGACAAGTATAAAGATGTGCTAGCCCGCCCAGATAGTGTTGATGCACAGAAAGTTGACATAGCCGCAATTCAAGATCCAGACTTCAAAGCAAAGCTAGAGAAGATTGCAAAGGCACTAGGCACAACTCCTAATGCAATGCTAGCTGTTATGAAACAAGAGTCCGGAGTTAATCCAGCCGCACAAAACAAGAGTGGCGGCGCTAGTGGTCTAATACAGTTTATGCCAGCTACTGCTAGAATGTTAGGTACAACTACTGACGAACTTCGTAAGATGGATGCAGTCCAACAGTTAGATTATGTTTATAGATATTACAAGTACACTGGAGTAGGTGACGGATCAGCAGGTGACTTATACATGGCAACCTTTATGCCTAAGTATGTTGGATATCCTGATCATACTGTGCTAGGTGCAGAAGGTGCAGAAGGATTCAGTGGAAAGGTCTACGCACAGAATAAAGGATTAGATCGTAACCGAGATGGCAAGATAACAGTGGGTGACGTAAAAAGTTCAGTCCAGCGTTTCGTCTAACTAAATACCTCATGAATCCATTAGGTAAAATATTAATAGCACCACCAGCAGTAAAAAATAACTTTTGGTATAAGG